GGATGCGGACGGAGGGATTCAACTCCCTCGCCCTGCCGATGATGCGAAGGTAGGATTCGGCTGCGACGTGGTGCGCTTCGTCGATGACGAGCAGATCCACAGGAGGCATGGTGGCGAGGTTGTCTTCCCTGGCTAGGGTCTGAACCATCGCAAAGGTGACGCCATCCGACCAGCGTTTGCGGTCGGCGGCGTAGATGTCGGTCGGCGTGTCGGCGTCGATGCGCCGGTAGGTCGCCCGGTTCTGGGCTACCAGTTCGTCGCGGTGTTGGAGGACGATGGTCTTGCCCTTCCCGGCGGCCTTGATGGCGGCGGAAAGCATGACGGTCTTGCCCGCCCCAGTAGGGGCGACGCCGAGCGTATTGCCCTTGTCGTTGAGGGCGTAGTTGATCTTGTGGACGAAGTCCACCTGCCTAGGTCGGAGCTTCATCGAATCAAAAGAACCGTCCGAGAGAAACCATCGTTGAGAGGGCCGAGCGGTGAAAGGGAAGACTCCCCTGTGCCTTTCGGTAGGGAGGGGAGCCGTTGTAGTTTCCCGCTAGAGCGGAAAAAGGGGGGCGGCGGGAGAGGCAAACCCAACATCTGCGTCACCGCTGCGAGCGTGGACGGAAGTGTCTGGACCGACGGCCAGGTTGTCATCCCGCTCTCACCCTGTGTTTTAAAGAGCAAAAGGACAAGCGTCCCTTGAGAAGATGCTGACATGTTATTCAGATTTGTCAGCAACTTTCTCAAGGGACGCCTGGATGGTATCCGATTAGAACGGATTGGAGGAAGACGGAGTCTTCACCCAACCCGGAGCGGCGGTCGGAGTCGGAGCGGAGAAGGCCGCCGCGCGAGCCTGCTCGACGACGCCAGACTGGCCGGCGACCAGCTTCTGGAAGTCGCGGTAGCCACCGGAGGCGGCGTTGGGCGACAGCCACTCACCGACCTTGTTCTTGTCGGCGTAGGCCGGGTCGGTGTTCTTCTCGACCTTGACCTTGATGGCGACGCGCTGGCCGTCCATGAAGTTCATGATCGCGAGGGTGTCCCTGCCGTTGAACGCCTCGTAGGACTTCGGGTCGGAGGGCTTGAAGTGACCGCTAGACTCGAAGATGCGGGTGATGGACGTGATGCCCATCTTGCGCCACTTCTCGCCGTTGCGGTCATCCTGGACGTCGGGGATCATGTCGAAGACCTTGCGGCCTTCGTGTTCGCCGCCGATGACCGTGAGCGTCACCGGGTAGTAGGTGCCGCCGCTGGACTTCGACTGCTTCGCGCCGCCGATGGTGATCAACGCCCACGCCAGGGTGCCGTTGGGGATGAGTTCCGGGGCCGAGCCGGCGCCGGAGGTGGGGGAGAACATGCTCATATTATGTATTACTTGGTGTTGGTATTGGGGGTGGAAGCGGGAATGGTGCGGACGAGGTTGGTATCGACGCGCTTGCCGAGGCGGATCTTCTTGATGAGCGCACCGAGGTCCGGAGCTTCAAGCAGGTCGAGGCGACCGGAGCGGTCTTTGGCGGGGTAGCCCCACGGATTCTGCTGCTGGCAACAGAAGGCGCGGTACATCGAGCCGTCCTCGTTCTTGAAGTTCTGGAGGGTGATCACCTGGTCGAAGATGCCAGGAAGTTCGCGGCCAGTCTTGGAACCCTCAATCTGGGGATTCCACGACACGCGCTTGAGGTCGTCGATTTCCTGGTCGAGGATACCCGACAGGATGATGGACTTGTTGGAGTGCTGGAGGTGGGTCAGCCAGCGAATCATCTCTTGGCCGAGCAGTCCGTAGGCACCGCGGGTGTCCGGCTTGCCTTCGCGGTTGAACGTCTCCGGCTGGACCTTCGCCCACTTGAAGCACTCGCGACCAGCGACCGTAATGGAGTCGATGAAGATCGTGTCGTACTTGTTGAGGTCGATGTTGGAGAAGGCAGCCGAGACAGCCTCATGGACTGGCTTGGAGTACGGACCGGTGGCGTCGCTAGGGTCGTGGCCGCCGACGTACAGAGCCAGGGCGCGGGCGATTTCCCACGGATACTTGCCGAAGGACTGGGCGACATCGCGGACGTCGATGACGTCTGCCGGCCAGTCCTGGATGGCGAGGGTGCCGGCTTCCAGGTCCACGAAGAGGGTGGTCTTCGGGTCGAGGGTGCGAGCCTGCGTGGTCTTGCCCACGCCGGCGGGGCCGAACAGGGCGATGTTGATCTTGGGTACGGCCTTGAGGCGGTCGTCAGCCTTGATGATTTTGATCATGTGGTTGGGTTGGGAGATTAGGAAACGAAGGTGAACTTGGGTTCGCTGTACTTGACGGTGCGGGCGTCGAGCAGCTTGTCGCGGAGGGTGTTGTCGGTGACGGACTGGAAGGACTTCTCCGGAACGGAGAACTCAATCTTGAACATGCGCTGAACCTGGTCGTAGGGCAGGGAGCGGGCGACCAGTTCAAGCTTGGGGCTGTCCCACTTGACGGTGGCGCGAACCTCGGACGTGAGCTTGACGCCCTCGGACTCAAAGGTGTGCTGGCCGTGGGTCTTGCCTTCGTCCTCCAGAGCGGACTTGATCACGTCGGCGAACCGGGTGGTCAGTTCCGACTGGATGTCGGCGAGTCGAGCCTTGGCGGCATCGACGATGTTGTTCTGGATGGAGGCGGCGTCGCGGAGTTCCGCGACGTCCATCTCCGAGAGAGCCTTAACGGCTGCTGCGGACTTTTTGTTTTTCATCGGTGTTGGGGGAAAGCTTCTTCTCGGCGTTGGGGGCGGAGTTTAGCAAGAAAGAGTTAAGGTCAATGACACGGCCGTCGCGCTTGGCAAGGTCCATCAACTGGACGATGCGATGCGCCGGGAGGCTGTCGCGTTCAGACCACTTCTCGATGGTCTTGATCGAGAGGGCGTAGCCGGCGGCGTTGAGTTTACGCCAGAGATTGATGCGACCGCCGAAGTAGGCGACTAGCTTTTTAATGTCGAGTTTGATGTCCACGGTGTTGGGTCCGATGAGAGGGTTGTGCCTACTGGGTGTAGGGTCGTCAATCACCACTTTGTTTTTACTATGCTTTTTTTACAGGCTTGACATCTCCTACGAAATGTAGGATGCTGTCTTCCTTCCCACCCAACATGAAGATCCAATACATCAAGCCCAGCCTCATCAAACAGTTCGCCAAGTCGCACGGCAAGCGAGTGTCGAAGGAATTCCTTTTCGCTCTCGATGCGTACGTCGAGCGTAAGGTCGCCGACGCCTGCGCCACGCACAACGCCGGCAAGAAGACCCTCGACGGCGGCGTCGCCCACTACCTGTTCGTGGGCGGCTTCAAGAAAGCGAAGTAATCAACGCCGGCCCTTCATCATCCTCGCCAGTAGCGCGAGGGTGATGAGGGCAAGGCAAACGCTGAACACAGCGGTCGCACGCTCGGTGTCTTCAAACGCCGAGCGTGCTGTGTTTAGTTGGTTCTCGACGCGCGCGCTGTCGCTCTTGATTGAATCCTCGGTGACGATGATAGCCATCGCTCCTGGATCCGTAAGTGCAAGTCGGATATCCTCCATGATCATCCACAGCCGGACGCATACGGCGTCGGCGATGAAGAGCGTACCAAGCAACGCCACCTCAAGGGTGGGCATGGTCTTACTTTTTCCTTTTACCACGGCCGCCTCCCTTCTTTACCTTGGCAACCTCCGCCTCCCCTTTCGCCTTAACCCAGGCGATGGCATAATCAACGATGTGAGTGGCGGCCGCGCCGGCTACGCCGATGCAGGCCGTCTTCAGACCCTGCGACATAGCCACTTCCTGTAGACCCTGGCCGACCAGCCAGGCGACGATGCCAGCGGCAAGGACGTGACGCGCAGCCTTACCGACGGTCATCTCCGCGTCATTTGAAAGTAGGATCTTTGCCACCATTCCGGCCATACCGATAAGGGCTGCCGTGAAGCCACCTTGCTTGAGGTGCGTGATTAGGTCAGCACCAGACTGGGCTTCATCCGGGGGCTTCATCGGCGTCTGTATCCCATCTTCCAGAGGGCTTCGGCTACGATGGTCGCCGTTGTAGCCACATTCTTTTCAGCCATGTATGGACAGGCGACGTGAAGAAATTCGTGTACTGCGCTGTCGAGCATCTCCGACTCCGGCTGTCGCGGATCCAGAGTCACCTCGCCAGTAGCCTTGTCGGCCTGGCCGAAGTCGGTGTTGTTGGAGTTGGTGGGCGGATGTTCGCCTAGCTCCTCAAACTCAACCTTGATCTTTGGGCGAGGTTTCATTGGCTTTGTCACGGACGTAATCCCACAGCAGGTATAGCATCAGTCCACACCCTACGGCCAGGGATCCTCCGGCGATATAGTTAAAATACGGACTATCCACCACGAAGGGGAATGCTCCGATTGCACCCCCGCACAGAAGCAATGGGATGCCGGTGCGTGGACCTACCAGGGCAGTCACCACCCCGCCGATCACAGCCAGCGCGACGCCGGCCATAGTCCAGATGTCCTTCTTACCTTGCTCAATCTTCTCGGTCAGCTCCGCGATCTTCTTGTCCTTTAGGTCAGAGACACGCTTGGCTTCAGCCTGGTCTTTCTCAAGCCGCTCCCACGCCTTGTTGACCGCAGTCGCCAACTGGCGACCGAAAGCCATCTGCTTGGCGTAGTCGATTTCACTACCCTTCGCCGCGCGCGCCTCCGCAAATGCGACGTCCGCCGGCGGTGGAGGTGGTAGGTATGACTGGGCTAGGCGAGACTCCGCTACCACTACCTTCGGTTTGTCCGCATTCCGTTCAATTGCGACCAGGGCAGCACCGACGCGATGGTCGGTCTTGTCCAAGTCCTTGCCTAGGGTCGTGACGGCGTCCGGCTTGGTCGGCGCGGGGGGCTGAACTGGCAGCTCCGGCTTGGACGAGCATCCTGCCAGCGCGAGTAGTACGACTGGCAGGACGTACCGCACTTACTCCTTGTCGGACTTGAAGACTTCGGCGACTTCCTTGATCTTGGCGACCTTGGAGGATTTGGCATTCTTGACGCCGGCGGCGAAACCGCAGGCGAAACCAATAACGAGCGTGATAGAGGCGAGGATCATACCCCTACCATCTTGTCTAGGACTGGGCTTTGGTCAACCGTTTCAGCCACCTGTAGACTTTGCCCAGTTGCTCGGCGTTGGCCGACGACTTGATGCGGTTAGCCAGGTAACAAACCACCACCACGTTGCCCTTTATGTAACCTTTGGAATTGTCGATTCGGTCGATGGTAGGGGAGGTGTCGATTGGGGTGCCGTTTACCCCCCTCTTGTACGTCAGACCAAGGACTGGGCATACTTTGCCAATCGGGATGTCGGAAGGCTTCAGATCGAATTCTAGGCCGTACCGCGACGCCCTCTGTTTGGCTAGGCCGAGAAGGTATCTCGCCGGGTTTGCGGTCCGGTATGTCTTTAGCCAGGCGGCCTTCTCTTGGCCGGTCTTAATCTAGATCTAGCGCCATTTGCCGCTCCGGAGGAGCAGGCCGATGACGCCGTAGTTTGCGAGATCGGACCAGGAATCGACGATAGGTTCGTTCGATGCGGCAGGTTCGCCCTTCATCTCCTTGGTGAGGAGATTCCGGATGCGACTGACCTTGTCCTGGGTGCGGACCATGACACCCAACTCGCCGTTCAGACTGATGTTGCTGCTTCCGTAGTCCCGCTGCTTATGATCCATAAGCAAGGCGAGGGGAAGAATGGCGCGGAGGTATTCGCGTCCCATTTCAGTCTGTAGGCCGAGATCAGCGTGGAGCTTATCGGCCAGGGCGTCGGTATCAATGTTGGGCATTGCGAGATCATCCTCCCACAACACCCAACATTCGTCAACTGATTCGTTACTTCTTGGGTTTTTCTACGCCAGTCAGACCCTCCAGGATGGCGTCGCTGAAGTCCCGGTCGCGCATGAGGTAGTTAGCCCCAGCACCTAGCACAGGATTAACCGCAGAAGCACCACCAACAACGACAGGATTAAGACCAGTACGCTGTACCGACTTCAAAGCGTTGTAGTTAGCGCGGTCGGAGTCTCCGCCCTTTTCGAGGGCAGTTCCGGCAGCGACAAGGGCTTTGCCAGCCGCTTCGGGAATCGGCCCCATCGGCAATTGCTTGCGAACCAAGATGCGTGACAGGTATTCAAACTTCTTGCCGAACATACCGGCGTAAGAAGCGGCGTCCAAGACTTGGATTTCCGGATCTTTTTCCATCCATTCGTCTCCGGAGTCGGATGGGAAGATGGAAGCCACAAGCATCTTCGTAGCCATAGATGCGATGACGGTCATCGAACCGCCAGCGACAAGAGGCATCAAGTACCTCACGCGGTCGAGAGCGGTAATCTGTTCGGCAGGAGTAGAGCGTTTGAAAGCACCAAGCGCGCTGTCGTACATACGATCCTTCACCAACTGTGAGTAGGCGTAGGAGTAGTTCATCAACTGCATCAGCATCTTGCCCCAGATGCTGTCAGAGCCTTCGGTCTTCATCGACGCATCGGTGCTGATTGCAAGGCCGGTGCTAGTACGCTGAAGCGCCTGGCGATACATGGCAGCCTCTCGGCTGTTGCCCATAACCGCAGCTTCATAGTCGGCATCGTTCATTCCTTGCAGGGATGCGACGAAAGCAGCGAAAGCGGCGTGATCTGCGTCAGCGACGCCGATTTCCCTCATCATCGCGCGAGCCGAAGTCTCTCCGGATTCGCTGACACCTGGGATCATGCTGAAAACTTTCTGCAACGGCGAGTTTCCGTTGAAAGTGCGGGCTACGTTGAGAAGATGTCCTCTGGCGATAGCCATCGAGGTGATGACTTTCGCACGTTCAGACTGCTCCATTAGGTTTGCCTTCAGCACTCGCTGGGTGAGCCACTTTGCCAGAGGGCTTCCCTCTTCTTCCATGTCGGCATTGAAGTCCCAATGGCTGTCCTGGGCGATGCGATCAAGTTCGACGTGGGTAAGGCCAAGAGTCTCGGCTAGCGCGGTATCCATAGACCTGGCGAATTCTTTTCGGTTCTTGTAGTGCTTACGGACAAGGTTTGAATCATTAACAGAACGACCAAGTTCCTTGATGAAGTTGCCCCAGGTACGAACCACGGCCTCAAGCGCGAGCTTGGGGCTTCCGGTACGGATGCCGTACGACACAGGTTCAAGGAAGAGGTTGTTGATATAGCTCAACCCAAGGTATCCGGATACGACGACGAAGTTAGCCCAGTCCATGAACTTGGCTTCAAAGCCTTCAAGCTTGTTGGCGGTAACATCGAGCGACTGGCGAATTAGCTTCTCGATATGCTTACGCTCCGCATCCGTGACTCCGTCCTTGGCTAGTTGAACCACCATTTCGCCAAGTTTATTTCCATTCTCACCGAACACGCGGGCAAGCTCTGCTTTCTTTACGGCGGAATGGACGTAGCGGATGACGGTCTTGTCGATGTCGTCATCCTGGAATTCGTCGGCAAGGGCTGCTTCTTCTGCCGTGAACATCCGAGGGTCTGCATGATCTGGTGCTTTGGCAGACTTGTCGCTGGAGTCATTAAGGGTAATTTCGTCGATGCGTCCGTTCTGCGCGCGCCATGCCCAGTTCTCCGCCATCTTCTGGTAGTGAGCGTCGTCCTTTGCGTCATGCTCCGCCTGTAGCGCGGCAATCTTTTCGTCAGCGTTGTCTCTGGCGTCCTGCTGATATTCGGCATCCGGCTTGACTCGGCGGCCGGCCTTCTGGTCTTGGGCTTTCTTCCGGGCAGCCTCGGCGTCAACTCCTGCATTGATTGCGTCGATAGCCTCATTCAGAAGTCGAAGGTCGCGCTTCTGGTACATCTCCTTGGCGACTTCATAGAAACGCTGGATGTTCTCCTGGATCTTCTTGTTAGACCAGATGCGAGGGAAGTATCCTTCGCCGGCGTCGCCGATATCGATCCCGGCTTTACGCTGATACTCAAGAAGTTCCTTCATCATCTGTCGGAATTCAAGTACAGCTTTGCCCATCTCTCCAGGGGGCAGAGGTTCAAGGCCGATGACAGCACGACGGAATTGCTTATCCCAAGCCTTACGCTGGGCTTCGTTCATCTTCGCGAATTCCGTGGCGAAGCGGTTTAGGATGTTGGAATACTTGTTGGCGAACTGGGTGCGGATCTGCTTGATGCGCTGCGGAATCGAATTCCGTACGGCTTCCGTGACAGGCTTTCCGTCCGGACCGATGGTCGTTACTTCGGCGTCAGCATTCGGGCCGGAGCGGGTGAAGATAAGGTTAGCAATCTTCCGCATCGTGGCGGAATTAGGATACTTGTCGGAGTATTCCCACAACTTATCTGCGCGGCTGTCCAGGAAGTGCTTGGCGATGGCGGCCGGAGTCTTGGCGATAGCCTTGGCAAGCTGCCACACCTGCTTCATGTCGTACTTGCTCATCTTCCCAGCCATGCTCTTCGCCCACGAACCGAACTTCATGCCAGTCTTGACGATCAACTTGGAGATGCGGTACGCCCAGGCGGAAAGCTGCTGCGGGCTGATTGAATTGGCGCGGTAGTTAGGCTTGTCGTCCGGACCAAGGACATCGGTTTCCCAGGCGTCCAATGCCTTCTTCACACGCTCCGCAAGACCGGCAGGGTCGCCATTCTTTGCCTCTTCAAGGGCTGCTCGTACCTTCTTTTGCTGCGGAGACTCTACGTCTCCACGGAGATCTTCTCCGACAAAACGCTTTGAGAGAGGAACCACATTGCCTTCATCGTCTTTTACGACCTGGTCGGCACTCTTGATGTCTGCGTTGTTTCCGACGTAGTAAATCTTTTCACCGTTTTCCAGGTTAACGACAACAGGAGAATTCGGTGTAGCCCTTACTCCGAACAAATCAGAAGCCATCTTTTCTCTCGTCGTGTTAATTTCACGAGGGTTTCCAGACAAGCGAAGGAACACGGCCTTAACCTCCGGCTTACCTCCGACAAAGTCTTCCTTTGCAAGTGCTTCAAGTTTGGAGGCCTGCTCCGGATATCCAGCCTTTCGCAGTTCAGAAGCGTAATCTTCAAGAGAGTCTACGGCAGACTGGAGGCTGTCCACGGCATTTGTATCGAACCTAATGTCGCCTACGTTGGTAGAATCATACACCATACCAGGTGCGTCTTCAGGGATGGTTGCGAATATTTCGTTAGCCTTTGCGACCAAGTCTGAAATAGACCTTCCTTCATCACCCATAGTCTCGGAGTATTCCTGCGCCGCTTCCTTATTCGTGGTGAAAGAAGGTGCGCCGCGAGAAACGCCGGCATTAGACCCAGTCCGATTTGGGTCAAACTTATTGAATCCGCCTGTAGGCGTTCCGTGGTAAACAGGGCCGATGGTGAAACCTTGTTCTGCCGCAGCAGCCTTCAGTTCTTCATCCGTAGGCGTTTTTTCCGCCGTGGCTTCTACGTCGATCACAACTTTTCGGACATCACCGACCTGCTCTTGGTTTGTGTCGTCAGTTTCTTCCGTTGCTTCAACGTCGATGACGCTGTCTTTTGCCTTTTTCTCCGCCAGTCTTGCGGCTTCAACTTCCGAATCGTATTTCTTTCGGTTTCTTTCCGCGTAATATTTCTGCATGTAGTCCGTAGCCATCCACTTGTAGGCTTTGTTAAGTACGCTTCCAGGTGGGTATGCCTTCGCCGCTTCCTCGTAAATCTTTTCTGCGGCCTGGTATTCTTCCATCGTCTTTGGTTCTGGCTTTCCTTCCATTCCGATAGGCTTCGGAGCGTTACGAGCTTTAGTTTCCTCTTCGGCGTACGGATCGTAGAGGGGCTTGGATTCCCTCCAGTCATCTCCCTTCCTGCTTCTATCCCAGATCTTTCCATTAGGCGAGATATGGCCGACAATCTTTCCGTTCTGATCGACGACTACAGGTCCGGTTCCTTTGTTTACCTTGCTGGCAAAATCCTTTGCCGCCTCGGTGCGACCAACGTTAACGCTCAATCCTAGACCCTGGACGCCAGATGCGAACTGTTGCCATTTTTCAGACGCCTCTTCAAGCGAACCTACCGGGAAACTTTCACCATCGATCCTGATGTAAAGTTGGGGCTTGAGCTGAATTGGGTTGATCTTGGGAGCAGGCTTGCCCTCAAGTTCGGCAAGTTTCAGCTTCAGCTTATCAGCCTGCATCTGCGATCTTTCATCTCCAAACTCTTCAAGGTTCTTGATTCGTTCGCGCAGCTTTTCAGCCTTCTTGTTTGCAGGCTGAACCTCGCTTTCCTTTGAAGCCTTGGCTTTGAGGTTCTTGTCCCTGGCCATCTTCATTGCTTCCTTGATGAACGGACGAACTTTCTCGCCGAATTCCTCGACCAGTCTAGCCGTGATGACTCCGACGTTCTTCACGCCTCTTGCGGACATATACGCAATCTTCGTGGCAAGCGCCAGAAGGACATCAGGTCCGGGTGAGTTTGCCCTGGTAACGTCGAAGATGGATTGTCCGTCTTTCAGTCCAAGCGTTCTGTTAGCCCAAGACTCAAGTTTTGAAATCTGTCCTTCATCCAACATCGCAACGTCGTTGGAGATGGCCGGATCTACTTCGACCGAAGCGGAGGGGCTTGGGTCGTAGTCGTACTGCTCATCCGCTGCCATCGGGTCGATAGGCGCGACGTTCGGATCTACCGGGGTGTTAGGTTTTGAGGCCGGCTGACCGGATAGGATGCGTTCAATCTTCTCCTTGTTCTGGGCGATGCGGTCATCTAGGTTCTTGGTCTTTCGACCTTCCTTGATGGCCTTCTCGCGCGCCTTCTGGTCGTTGATGACCTTGTTGTGCAGTTGGCGGACGTCCTGCTTGAGGTTGCGGTTGAGGGCGTCGAAGCGGCGGTCGTTGCGAGGATCTGCGGCGACAGGCGTACCAGACGGCTGGACCGGCGGGGTAGGCGCGCCGGACTTCTCCTTGCCCTTGATGGCTTCCAGTCCTTGGCGAAGACCTTCGACGATAGAAGGACGCTTCGGCTTTGCCTCTGGAGCGGGGGTAGCAGGGGCGGGAGTGGTAGGAGCAGGGGTAGGGGCAGGAGCGGGCGTAGCGTCAGCCGTAGGGGCTGGAGCAGGGGTAGGAGCAGGTGCAGGGGTTGCCTGCGGAGCGGGAGTGGGGGCAGGGGTTGCGTCAGCCTGGGGTGCAGGAGCAGGGGCTGCTTGTGCGGTAGGTGCAGGCGTAGTCTGCGGGGCAGGGGCGGCTTGAGGAGCAGGAGTAGGCTGGGCGGCCGGAGCGGGAGTAGACTGGGCGGCTGGAGCCTGGTCGCCGAGAAGCTGGGCGATGTTGGCTTTGATCTTCTCAATCTGCTTCTCCTTCTTTTCCGTCTTGTAGTTCTTCGCCTTCATATCGGCCAAGACCTGCTGTTGTTCTAGGAGGAACTGGTAGGCGCGGCGAAGTTTGCTCTTCGTCTCACGATCTAGGTCGTCGAAGCGAGCGTCGTCGCGAGGATTGCCTCCGTCGTAGGCAGGGGCAGGGGTGGCTGCCGGTGCAGGGGTGGCTGCCGGGGGTGGCGTAGGACCAGGAGGGACAGGGGTAGGCGAGGGAGCAGGGGCAGGAGCGGGGGTAGACTGGGCGGCAGGAGCAGGAGCGGCGGCGGGGGTGGGCGTCGGCGCAGGGGCAGGTGGCTTGGCAGCAGCAGCAGCTTCGGCATTAATGATATCTACCGCACTAGGTCCGGCAGGACCGGCCTTGGCCGCTTCGATCTGCGCGGTGATGTCAGCAATCTGTGTAGTGGCGGCGGTGTAAGCTTCGCTTGCCGCTTTGTTGGCTGCCGAAGCAGCAGCGACCGCTGAATAATTAGCCTGGTTTTCGGGATTGTCCTTCAATGCCGCTTCGGCAACTTCAAGGTCAAACGCCGCTTTTGCGACGTCAGATTCCGCTTTAGATTGAGCTTCCTTTGCCGCATCCAGTTGTTGCTCTAGCGCGGTCGTATCGACTGCCGGTGCGGCAGCAGGGGCAGGGGCAGGGGTTGCGTTTGTAGCGGTTGCTGGGGCGGCCGGAGCAGGGGTGGGAGTCGCAGGAGCAGGCGCGGGGGTAGCCGGAGCGGGGGCAGGAGGAACGACTTCGCCGGCGATAGGAGCAGCAGGAGCGGCAGGCGTAGGGGCTGGAGCGGTCGCCGCAGGAGCTGGCGTAGGGGCGGTAGGAGCAGGAGTCGGAGCTGCCTGTGCGGCAGGGGCTGCCGGAGCGGGTTGTCCGCGAACCGCCTGGTATCCTTTCTTCAGAGCGGTTCCGCCAGCCTTCATCGTAACGTCGCTTGCGCCGCCGGCCAAGCCGCCGCCGACAGCAGAGAATCCGACCTGCGTTCCGCTGAATTCTTTTCCAGACCCAGCGGCGATATCAGCGGCTTGCGACGCTGCGCTTACGACGGCTTCTTCAGCACCTTCCTTCAACGCTTCGACGGCAATAGGAACGCCATGCTTGAGGATGAATTGCACCCCCTTGTTCTTGCCAACAGCACGAACCGAACCACTTCCAGGGATGAGGCTGAATCCACCAGTTACAGCACCTTCGGCGGCTGCGGCCGCAAGAGCGGTACGATCAGCAAGCGAAAGGGCTTCACGGAAAGCTTTGGGATCCTTGTTGCGAAGCGCGATGACGGCATCTTCGTCGTTGGCATCAACGCCCTGGGCTTGAAGCCATTCCTTGAAATTCTGCGCCTTGTTTCCGACGTAAGCATCTCGACCAGCCGTACCACCTTGTACGGCAGCAGTACCTCCATAAACCAAAGGACCGGCTGTTCCTCCAGAAAGATAGGTGATTCCGGCTTTTCCAATATCAATAAGTCCAGACTTCAGACTAGGCCAGGCAGACTCAAGACCCATGTTGATGCCGACTTCAGCCGCGTTAGTTCCAAAGTCTCCCTTTAGGATTTTTGCTCCGGCTACAATGTCTTCATTCTGGGCTGCCTTTTGAAACGCCTGGTAGTCCGCGCTTCGACCCTCGATGCCGGCCATAGTCTTCTCCATCTCGTCCTTACGCTTCTTGGCCGCGACGATTTGCTCGCGTACCGAAGCAAGGTTCTTGTAGGCCGTTTCAAGCAGATCGGCAGAGCGAGGCTTGAGCGGCGCCGGACCTTTACGAGGAGGACGCGGACCGATAAGTCCTCCATCCTTGGGCGTAAGTCTGGCGATTTCTTGCTGAAGGTCATGCTCTCTTGCGACCAGGTCAAAGAATTCGTTATCAGCAATAGCCGAATCCTTACCATACCATCCGGACAGGAGGGAATTCCACGCGCTTTCCCATTGACCGACAGGCTGGGCTTGCGGATCGAGAGACTGGCCGAGCTGACGCACACCACCACCGATGCCTCGCATCTGCGACTGGGGAAGCACCTGTTGGTTCGGCGTGGCTACCGCGAACGCATCGGCGACCGACGGCGCGGGGACGACCGGAGCAGGCTGCTCTACGGCGACGACTGGCTGGGTGACGACAGGCTGCTGGACAACCTGTTCGGGAACGGATGCAGTCTTGTCCTTCTCCCAGAATTTTACTTTTTCTACCGGGGGCTGATTTGCCTGTACAGGTTTATCCTTGTCCCAGAAATTGCTCATTACTTCTTTGTAAGGACGCTTCCATCTGGAGCAACATAAACAGCACCTACAGGCAACTTATCGTAAGCCTCTCGACCGGCCGCATCATCGGTAATACGAGGGGTTGAAGCGTCTGCGACTGGAGCAGCCGGAGCAGGGGCTGGAGCAGCCGGAGCGGCACCGGGTGCAGGAGCAATCGTAGGAGCGGCAGGGGCGGCACCAGGCGCTGCGCCGGCGGCGACCGCGTCAGCCAAGGCTTCTGGAGCCTTAAACCCTTCAAAGGTAATCTTACCATCCTCGGTCTGTTTAAGTCCCCAGAAGACGTCTTTCTTACCCTTGACCATGCTTCCGGTGATTCCGTGATCTTCTTCAGACTTCTTCATTGCGGCCATCACATCCATCTTGTCTCGCAGGATGTATTGCATCGCGCGGTCGGTAAGTGACTTCTTCTGGGCAGGGTCTACCTGCTCCCATGCGTTAGCCGCACCAAGGTTCTCGGAGAAGTCCTTGGCGTAGATTTCCTCGATACCCTTACGGACAGTCAACTGCTTGGCCTGGTCGTTAAGATTCGCACTCGCAGCGGCTGCGTTAGCCCGGAGTTGATCCATATTGGTAAGACCCTGCAATCGAGCGATTTGAGCGTTAGTAAGTTTTGTCCGCTCTTCTCCGGTAAGGTTAGTAAGCTTGATCCTGGCCTGGCTTTCAGCGGTCGCGTTGTTGGCCGAATTTTCAATCGCTCCAACCCTTGCTTCGGTGAGATACTCAACAGAGACACCCTTCTTACGCAGCAACTCAATCTGTGCATCGGTAAGTCTGCCGAGATTGGTTTCCCTCGTTCCAAGCAACTTAATCTTGGCGTTAGACTCTGCCGTATCCGTGGTAATCTTGTTAAGGTCAACCTTTCCGGCCGGAGTCGTGTCGATGATCTTGAACTTGCCGTCTGCTCCAAGCTGGGTGATGACGCCACCGCTAGTGGTGACGCCGGCAGCCAGGGCAGGGGCGAAGTCGAGATTGAGGGTGCCGTCCGGGTTGGTGGTAAGACGACGGACCATTTCACCCTTGGTATAGTCGTCGTAGGCATTTGCCTGTCCAAGGAGCGGTAGGGCTACCTTGGTGTCGCCCTTGATGAGGGCTTCACGACCGCGAAACTCATTGATACCCCTACCAAAGGAAGCCAGCGAGTTGTCTCGCGTGGCGCGGGCTGCGGCAATCTCTGCTGGGGAATACCCGGCGGCTGCAAGGTATGCGTCGCTCAAGGCGTTGTTCTGATCCTCGACGCCTGCTGCCTTTGCGTTGTTGTAACGAGTAGTAGCAAGCAATGACGCACCTTGGGCTTCAGCCCTAGGGTCGAACATACTAGCAATATTCTCGGTAGCCTTCGCCCAGTAAGGGTCGCCTTGGACGTTTACGCGATTAGACATTAGAGTTTAAATGGTTGTCCGATGATGCTCTGAACAGGGTTGTTTCCTGCTCCGTTAAGGAGATGACCGAAACGAAGATCGAACAGACTCTTCGGACCGGCAATCTTACCTACCTCTGGGAAGAGATTGGCAGGAAGGTTGGCAGGGGTAGAGGTAATAGCAGGAGTAATTGCTCCGGCAGGATTGGTCGTGATGGCAGATCCAGCGGCGATGCCGTTGCCAGCCGTGTCTGCGGCCTTCCACCAGTCAGCACCCGCACCCATACCAACGACAGTACCAGCCGTAGACAGGACGGTACCTAGGGTCTTGAGGTTGTCGCCCTTGCGTGACGCGGCTTCCAGTTCGACCGGCAGTACGCCGGCTGAACCTCGCATGAAGTTCCCGGTCGTGTTAAGCTGCTGTCCGGCGCGGATGTTGTTGATGGCGTTCTGGAACGTGACGTCGTTGAACGAAAGTAGGTTAGCCTTGGCGGCACCCTGCTGGCCGGCATAGCCCAGGTTGCGAGCGGCCTGTAGGTCGCTTTCCGTAGCCATGACCTTATTGCCGGACGTGTCGCCGGCAAGGTTCTCTCCGACAGCCTCTACAGGCTTGCGGACTTCAGCGGTAGCGGCGGCAGCATCGGCAGCTCGCGCTTCGGCTGCGGCCTTCATTCCGGCGTCAGTAGAAGCCTTGCCGGACTTACCGAGCGACTCATCGACGACCTTGTTGGCTTCGTCCTGGAATCCCTTTTGGCGGATGCTTTCGGCAACACGCGCGCCTTCCATAGCCTTGGCAGCGCGACGCGCGCCGGCGGCCTGTGCGGCAGATCCTGCCGCCGTTAGAGATAGGGCGATGGCAACAGGATTACACATTAACGAAGGGGGACGTTGAGGTTACGGAAGCTGCCAGGTCCGCCGACTTCTTCGTACTGACCTGGCTTGATGCCAAGAATTTCCCCGACCGTAGGAGAACGCTGGATGCGCTGGATGGGTTGAATCGGAGAGTATTCCTTACGCATCATGTGCTGGGGAATGCTTTGGATGCTGTCGCTCATCACCGGACCTTCTTCGTCGAATTCTGCGCGGCTGATAGGAACGATTTGCATTTCCTTTGGCGGACCTACCTGGCGGATGACCTGCCCGGTACGAGGATCGAACATTTCAGAGATACTGGAAGCAGTAGCACCCATGTATCGAGGATCGTTTTGACGAGGGTCAAATCCAGACGGAGGGACAGATTGGATGCCGGCAGAAACCGTACCTTCGGCAATGTTTTCTTCCATCTGCTTACGCATGGCGTTTTCAGCGATGGCCTGTTGAATCTGTGGAGTACACATAAAAGTTATTTGCTAGGTACGACGCGGTTTTGTTTGTTAGATCCAAGACCGACGAATTCTCGGAACGGCTTCATGCCAGGACCGCCGGAGTAGTAACCGGCGTTCTGTGCAGCACCGAGCATACCTGTGGTGTTGGCAAATAGGTTTGCGACTGGATTAAAAGCCTGCTGTTGCTCAAGGATACCGGCGGAACGGAGGGCGTTCTGGGCGGCCATCTCTGGATCGCTGGTCATGTTGACCTGCTGGATGAGGCTGTTGCGCTGGTCTTCGACGGCCTGGCGAGCCTTGGTGGCTTCCGTCGTCGCGCCTTCGGCCAGTTGCTGTCGAGCGAGGGCGTTGTCGCGCATCAGAACACCGCTCTGTCGGGCAGCTTCGCTGGACTGGTCAAGGCCGGTTCGGGCGAGGGAGAAGGCCAACTGATCGCTGACCTGCTTGTAGGCATCGTTGACCTGGGGGGTAGCGAAGTTGCGATAGGCATCCTTGCGACCCTGGTAGAAACTGTCGTCGAACTGGTTGAACTGTTCGTTGATCCGTCCGACGCCCTGCTTGATGCGAGCCTGGCGAGCCATCTCGTCCGCGCGAGCCTGGGCTGCACCACCGTCACCGCCACCGCCACCGAAGCACATTAGGAGATTACCCTCCCGGTCTTGTTTGAAGAATTGTTCATGTTGATAGTCGTTGGTGTCTGGTATCCGTTTTGCATTCCCTTTGCCATAGCCAGAGCGACCATTCCCTTGGCCGCAGGACTAGAATTGTTGCCAAAATACTTACCAGGGGGAAGTTCTTGTGCCTGTTGAGTGATGCCACGGTCGCCCCTAGGAGACATGAATTCGTTAGTCTTCATGGCTGCGCTACGCGCGCGACCTTCCGCCATCATATCCTGGAGGGTTCCGAAGGCTTTACCTGCAATTGATGGAGCTGGCGTACACATCTCGTTAGGTCGATTGTGTCTCTGCCGGCGGCTTTGTCCAGCAATACAGATAGAACGCCTCGCCGGCCTTGCCGTAGTTGGATACCTCACACTCCTTGACCGCGCCGAGCAGCTCAAGCCACCGATGGGCGACGTCGTGGTTGGCTATGCTCCGGCATTCAAGCCTATGCCATCCAATTTCGTCTAGGACTGGGAAGAATACCCTCTTGGCGAACCTGTGTACGGATAGAGATATCTCGTCGAACCTGTCGGTTGCGAACATCCAAATCGACATGACGCCGTTCCACATGGGCATGGCACCGCATGCGACGACTGGTTCGCCGTCGTCTGCATGTAGGATATACCCGCCGCCGTTCATCCGCAGGATCGAGTTGCCGAATTCCCAAGGGTCGTCCGACCATTGGGTGGCGTAAATCTCCGCCTGGTCCTTCGCCCTCATGTTGTGAACCACATGCTGCACCCCTTCGGGATACAGTTCAGTCACTTTCATTGAAGTCGAAGTGGGTGATTAGGTTAGCGATCCGAGCGTAGCCGGGAGACTGGTTGACCATGCGGACGCCGACGTGCGTTCCCATGCCGCTGGCCTGGATACGGCCAAGGGTAAAGGTAGGCTGGCTGACCGTTGCGACCAGGTCGCGGGCATTGGGGGAGATAGGATCCATACCAATCTCAACCGCCCACTCGCCTTCGCAGGTCATATCCAGACCCATGAGGGTCTTCATGTGCGCCGGCTTGCCGCCATCGAGATAAGGCAGGATGACTTCGACTTCGTCGTTGTCATAGGCGTTTCCGTCCAAACCGCCGTACAGGTACACAATGTTTCCTTCCTTTGCGTACACCTTGCCGTCCTTGGTCGTGAAGTCCGTGAAGGTATGTCCAGGTTCGTAAGTAGACCATGCCGCGACTTGGCTGCTTGGGAAGTACGAGTAGACGTAGATTTTATCTCCGATGGCTACCCAGTAGCGTCCATCGATAGGTTCGATGACGGCAGGGCAGGAAGCCTTCTGGTCGAAGGTCATGTCGCTGATTTCAGACAAGATAAGGTTGTCGATGGGCGTACCGACGTCGTTGACTACTGCGGCGTTGGAGCTGTCTCGCGCGCGTAGGGAGCGTACGCCGGAGTCAGACAGGTAAAAGACGTCCAGGTCGCCGACAGACACGACGCTGCGAGGGCCGAAAGCACCGGTGTTAGATAGCACCTGGCCTTGGCGGTTGTTTGCAGGATCGGTGTCGATGCTCCAGATTTGTACCGTACGACGGCTGAAAGCCGCCAGGTTGCCTTGGTACAGAGATACAGCCGTGATGACTTCATTGCCACCAGAGCTGTTGGACATGTTGATGAAGCCTGCGCCTACGCCGTCCTGTCCCCACTTCTTCGGGTTGTTTACACCAGAGAAGAAAAGGCTAGATCCGCTTCCGACATGAGCCTTGGTCTTATAGGTAAGGGCAGACGTGGGAATCGTATCAGTTACGCGGGTGGCACCGAAGTACACAGGATTGGAAGAATCCAAAGCCTTGGTGGCGATGAGAGTGACGCTTTTGTTTGCGGTGAAGGTAGCACCTCCGCCGATGCTGAAACGTACGCGCTTGCGTACGCCAGGTACGGCGTCAGCTCCGCCTGTGAATGAAGAGTATCCGGAAGCACCAATGTTTCCAATGACCTTCAGTTCGATGACTCGTCCGTTCTGGTCCGCACCTGTGTTAACTGAAGTCAGCGTGACCTTGTCGTTTGCGTAGGAAGCGGTGTATTCCGGAGAGGAATTAAATGTGTTAATCTTGTCCACGATATTGGTCATCGTGATGGAGTGAGAACCAGTCCACTTCATCGGAGAACCAAGTACATCAACGCCATCCACCAGGACTTGGCTGACGGCATTGGTGACACCGCCGGCCATAGATGCGAACTTTGCCGTCCATCGTCCAGACACAAATCCACTCGGAGCAATGGTGCTGACATCAATCAACTGGCTGATGCCAGGAACCAAGGAAGGGTCGGCTGCGAATTCAATTTCGATGTCCTTTCCGTTATTGGCAGCGTGATCATCGAAGTAGGTTCCGCTTGTATTCGGGACGAACAGTTTGATGTATCCGATGGCCGGCTGTCTGCGCGGGTAGGCGTATGTGGCAATCGAAGCCCCCACAGGAGTATCAGCAAGTCCGTCCCTGTTTCGCTTAAAGTTAGTAAGGTAGTAATTGATTCTATCAACCAGCCCTGTGGACGTGTTGGCGAAGCCTGTGGCGTCGAATCCGGTCCAGCCGCCAGGTTCGTCGATGCCCTCCTGCTCATCAAAGTAGATGTTCATAATCTTCGCAGCACCAAGCGCGCCGACATACTGAAGCGCGCGGGTAGCACCGGCAGGAGTGCCGAGCGTACCAGTTACGATAGAAAAACCACCGGAAGCTTTCTTGGCCGCCGTCCCTGCCTTGAATTCCGTAATCGTGGAAGTCGATACGGATACGCCTACTTCAGTCGTAAACGACGGAGTAAAGTCAACGTCAGCAGGAGCAATAAGATCAACCCAACTGTTGCCTCCGGCAGGAATGTTAGAGTTGTCTGAATCCCATCCAGTAGTGGTTAGTCCGTAACTGCCACCACGGATCTGCCAAGCCAAGGTAGCACAAAAGACATCCCAAGGGTTGGAAGCCGCCGTCATCCAGTCGCGCGTCTTTCCGACATAGAAGTCAGAAAGAAACTCTCCGTCGAAGTATGGGATAACCTCTCCGGTACTCCACTTCGCCAGAACAAAGGTCTTACCTCCGTACAGGGTGCTGTAGACAATTCCTTCAAGGGTTGGGCGAGGACCAGGGATAGACCAAAGCGTCACGCTTGGGTGAGACAGGTATCTTACGAACAGTCCATTACTACCAAGCGGAAGTTCATTTGATGTGGTGTTGGATGCCCATCCGTCCGTGAACGTGTAGATCTTGTCAGCCGTAGCCTGTAGTCCGTGAAGCGGACGATTGAAGATGTGTTCGTTGAGAGGGTTGATTGCCTCGAAAGTCTTACGCTTCTCAATCTCACCGCCACGCGAGACGTGGGCGTTCTTCAAAGTCTGGAGCGTACCTGGGCGAGCCGTGAGGGGATGCCTCCGCGTGTCGAGGCCGGCTGAAAAGTTCTCGACGACGATATATGCCATAAATTAGACCCTGGTGCTGGGAAGGATACGCGCGCCGTTAAGGAAGCTTTGACCTTCAACAGGCATACCGCCGCCCATCACGAAGACATCATTCTTGATGCCGCTGCCCTTGAGCTTGGTGAACAGTTCGTTGGCCGCACTCATCTTACCCTGGGCGTCGTCTGACTTCGCGCGCGCGAGCATCTCGGCAGCGGCGAACAGCACGATCAGATTGTCGTCTAGTAGGGCGACGTCGCCGTCGTTGACCATCTTTGGCAGCTTCTTGATGGCTTTGAATCGGACGACGCACTCGTTACTGGAAGGGGTAGGCCAGACTTCAAACTGGTTACCCTCGTAGTGACGCCACCGGGTGGGCGGGTCTTCTTTGTCGCCATCGGCGATATCTGAAGAGTTGTACTGCTCCGTGCCGATGCCGTAGTCTAGCTTGCGCCAACTGTCCGAGTACTTGACGTGGGCTTCCGTGATCCTACCGAAGTCGATCTCTGGGTCGAAACCGTAGTACCGGGAGCCGTTTACCATTTGCTCGTCTCGCTCGATATATGCGAACGGCCAGTCGAACTTTTCCCACAGCCAGGATTGGGTGCGATTAAGGATCTGCTTCAACGCCGGCAGGGAGTTGACTCCCATCGCCACGTTGGTCGAAGCACCGATCTCTGCCCGCAGGGCATCGACCAGCGCGGAGAGCTGGGTGCCGCGAGCCATCGGTTATTTCTTCTTGGGGTTTTCTTCCGGAACTTCGACGCCGATTTCGGCGAGAGCGGTCGGAAGCTTGGAGGTGACTCCAGGGAACAGTCGGGAGAGAATCTCTTCGCCGTAGAAACGACCAAGGCGATCACGCTCAACAGCCTGTTCGACAGGAGCGGTGCGGGACTTCTTGATGTTCACGACAGCATCGTGGCCGTGGAGGGCTTTGATGACGGCGATTTCGGGGGCGGAGACTTCCTTGATAACGGTGTTCTCAAGGGAGCCGGCGAGTCGGACTTCTACGTTGGCGTATTCCATCCATACATCGTGCCACGGCTTGCCATTGTTGCAAGCAAAAGGGGGTGGCTACTTGCGTAACCACCCCCCTGGGGGAGTCTATCGATTACCGATTAGACGACTTCGTACACGGCAGAGCCGGTGAAGTGCTTGCCAGTCAGACCACCGGTCCAGGTCATGGCGCGGTACAGGACGTACTGGTCATGCGGACGAGCCGGGTTGTGCTGCTTCTTGTCTTCACCGTCCATCACCATAAGGTTGATGTTGTTGGTGTCGATGAAGTAGGCGCGGTTCGTGTAGCCCAGGTCGTCGAGGGTCGGGTCGTAGAGGAACTCGCCGATACCCTGCATCGTGATGCCGGACAGACCGATGTCGGTGTTGCCCTTCGCGAAGCCGGACTGGGTGTAGGTACCCTTGCTGGTGATTTCGAGGTCGAGCTTCTCAAGGAAGCCGGAACCGCAAAGGACCAAGGAGGGCTTGCCACCGAAGCGGGTCAGCTGGCGGACTTCCTTGCGGAGGAACTCGCTGATCTTCTGCTGGCCGGAGACGTAGGTGATCGCGTTAGCGCCGACGGCGGCGCGGTTGCGCCACTTGGCGTTGGTAGCGCGGTCGATACCGCCGACGGTGCCGGTGGTGGGGTCGTCCGTGATGAGGGAGGTGATGCCGGCGACCTTCTTCGGGTCAGCCAGGCCGTTGGACCAGAGCATCTCGTTGAACGAGCGCGCCCAGCCTTCAGCCATGTCCTTGAGCTTTTCGTCGAGGATGCCGGTAAGGACCGTGAGGTCGCGTTCCGAATGCTTGGAGGTGGAGGCACCGGTGGTGGAATCCGTGACGGAAAGGCCATCGTGCTTCAGCTCGGTGAGCGTCAGCGAGATGCCGGCATGGATTTCCTTCCATTGGTAGTTAGCGCGCTTCGTGTTAGCCGGGTTGGCGTACGAGACGGTGTCGTTGTGGGTGAAGCCAGCAATCGAGGTCGTGTAGTCAAACACGACAGGGATGCTGATGTTACCCTTACCACCGGGGAAAGTCTTCTGCTTGCTGGTGAGAGCCTTGAGCAGCGGCTTTTCCTGGATGTTCTGGGCGAAGGCCGGACCCTTGATGTAGTAATCGAGGGCCGACGCGGCGATGTTAGCGAGTTCGGCGTTAGAGAAGGCCATAGGTTTTTATAGGTTTAGCGGGTTTGCATTGCGCCGAGACGCACCGCCTCCAGGAGGCTGCGCGGCTGGGCCGTTGCGTGGGCGGACGACGTGGAGCTTGATACATGATTTACAGGTCTGCGCTGGGGTGCGAATCGGGAAAGCCGCTCCTTGATAGTGGAGTGGGCGCGCTCGACGAGCGCAAGAGCCTCCTCCGGAGTCGTCGGCTTTTCCGCCTGCAACATCAGTTTGACCTGGTCGATGACCATCTCCTGTTTGGCGGACCAATCGGGATCCTTGACCCTCATCTGCTGTTCCCAACCAACCACCGCAGAATGGATGTTGCCGCGAGACTGTTGTTCCCGCTGCTGCATCGCATTCGCCTGTTGCTGCTGATAAAGACCCTGCTGTGCTTTGAGCATGGCAAGTTCCTTCGCGCTTTCTTCATCGACGTAACCCTCTTCGACCTTTTTCTGGATATCCGGGGGTAGCGTCGCTCCGACGAAAGCATCGAGCCGCGACTTGTATTCGCTGATCCTCTTGTGGGCTTCGACCGGGTTGGTCTTCATTAGGGCCATGATCTGGAACCCTTCTGCGACTTCATCGGTGGACAACCCATTCGCGGACATGAAGGTAGTGACCTTTCGGAATTCTTCCGATTCGGCGCGGTATGCATCACGCTCCGTGATCATCTCCTTCCAGCGAGGGTGGTTGTGGAACGGCAGTTTCTTGTCAGCTTCCGGAGAGGATTTGCCCTTCGCTGTGTCGTCCAGACTAGGCGTAGAGTTTCCTTCTCCATCGGCGGATTTGCCGTTGGTTTCCACGGTGGACGATTCCGCGTCAGCCGATCCCTGCGCCGCGCGTTTGACGGCGTCGAGCAGGGATTTAGGCTTCTTGTTAGCGTCCTGGTCGCCCGACTCCGACGAGGTAGTCTGGCTGGTTTCTTTAGCGTCGGCCGCTACCGGAGCAGTTTCCTGTTCCGGAGTGGAAATGGGTTCTGGCGCGGGAGCGTTGTCCTGCGTTTCGAGGGCGTCGGTTGGCTCGGTTGGATCGGGCATGAGATTACTATACGCTACGATTTATCTTAAATCAAGCGTTGGGGTACTGGACGCCTTGCTGACGGATGTCAGCCGGCGATGCGGGAGCGGTCGGTCCGTCCGCACCAGGCGCGCCGGGAGCGGGAGCGACGTTGGTCGCACCGGCGGCACCCTGCATGTTCGGGTCGGAAGCAGGATCGCCTTGGGCGAGCTGCTTCTGGGCGTTCATGGCTACGATGGACGGCAAGGCGGCACGGATCGCGTCCGTGATGTCCATGCCATCGTCCATGCGTTTGAGGGCTTCCTTCGCCATGAATTCGGGATTCATGCCGGGGATCTGGAGCAGGATTGGGGCGATACGCTCAAAGTTCTGAATCTGGATGGCCTTGTTGGGGCGACCGTTGGAGCCGGCTTCGACTTCAAGCATCAGCTCCTGGGCGACTTCGCTGGCCGTGAGTTGCGGCCATACTGCGCCAGGACCGGCGATCTTCATCACAGTCTGCTGATCCATCTGGACGAGCAGCACCTGGCCGGCAGCCCGCGCCAGTTCGCCGAGGAAGTCTTCAAGGTCGTCCACGTTGGACGACAGACTGGACATACGGCTACCTTCGGCGACGGAGACTTCCGTGGCGGTAGACGCCGACGTACCGCCGAGGTTAGCCTCCTGGCTGCCCACCACACGCATCATGTCGTCCAATAGCATGGACGTGTCGTACAGGCTAGGGTCGATAGGGGCGTGTTGGACCGGCTGGAGGATGGAGTTGACGGCCTGTCCGGGCGACAGGTTCTGGAGTTTGATGACCGCGTTGGCGGGGTGTGCCTGGAGGTTGGAGATGTCCTTCTCGGACAACGCACCTTCGTAGGTGGCGTACAGGGGGCGGTTGGCGAAGCGATGCTCGCGGAGAGCCTGTCGCGCGCGGTTGTATTCCTTCTGCACCGGCATCAGCAAGCGGACGTCGGAAGGCGGGATGACGTCCGTGTCGGAATCGACTTCGTTGAAGATCAGCGGGAAGAAAGGCCAGAAGCGTTCAAGGTCGAGGGTGGGGGCTTCCGGTTCCTTGAGGAAATCGTGGTAGCCGTCGCACACGACGTAGCAAAGTCCGTCCTTCTTGGAATAGATTTCCCAGATGGTTGCCTTGTCGCACTTGTCGTCGCCTTCGTTCTTGTCTTCGTAGGCCGTGAATTCCTTACCAAGGTCGATCTTGTAGACTTCCTTCACTTCGTCCAGGTCGAGGATGAATTCCTGCGCGATCCAGTCAGCACCGACGAAGCCGGACAACTGACGGCACTTCGGATCGACGATGATGGAGTTGGACATCGGGAAGTCGAAGACGATGCCTTCGCGTACGATGACGTCCTGCTTGGACTGGATGGACTTGAGGAGCAGGCGGAGTTGCTCCATCTTCGCGTTGTCTTCAGAGAACTTCTCGTCCTGCTTGTCAGCACCGAGACGCTCAAGGGTCGTCATCT